CCTTTGGGTGCTTTGCTTTGTATTTTTCAAAGTCTATGTACATATTCCGTAAAACAAAATAAACGTAACTTTTATTTACGTTGCCATTTGTTATTATTGCTTCGGGTTTGCAGTACTTTAAAATTCGTAGGTATGTTTCCTGTACTATGTCTTCAGCGTAGAAGTGTTCACCAAAGCCATTTACTATACTTACGTATTCTTTATGGTGTTTAGCAACTATTCCTAGCCATTTCATATAAACAAATGTATGATTAATTTTTAAACATACAATAGACGTAATTATAAACAAATAGTTGTTAACAAAAAACCCACTATAAAAGTGGGCTTCGACCGTCTTGGTAATATTGCTTACAAACGTATTTGTCTATTTTTTGTAAGGTGGTTAAACTTACGTCTTTTCCTTCTAAGAATTTGTCTAAGTTGTACTGGTGAAACTTCTCTCCTCTTAGCTTTATTTCTTGTACTATTTGGTTTCGTGTTTTTCTACGCAGTAACTCGCTTAGAAGTCTTCGTAGCGTGTAGTCATCTATGTACATAATTAAAAAGGTAAGTCATTTGTTTCTTCAGGCTTAATCCATTTGCCTGTAGCTTGTATAGGTTGTTCCGCTTTTTTGTACGGTTCAGAAATCTTTGCAGAAAAATAACTTACACCTTTAGCACTTTGTTTAACCCATAACGCTATTTCTTTGTCCTGTCCGTCTACGTTAATAGTTCCGCGATAGTCTGGGTGGTTTTCCGCTTTTTTGTTTTCGTTCTTAAAAATTGCCCCGCTGTTTACTTTTGTTTCCATTTTATATTTATTTATTTATTTATTAACTCGTCTATTTGTGCTTTTAAAAATTCTTTATCTGCTTTTAAAGATTGAATTATTTGATTTGAAGCGCGTAATTCGTTTTCGTGTCTTTCAATCCTATCTTTAAACCTTGAATAAGTCGCTATTGCGTTTTCGTATCTATCTAAAAGTTGCTTTACTATTTCTTCCTCCATTGTTATTTATTTATTTGTTTTACTTATTTAAAGGTTAATAAATTCCGCAATTAAAACTGCGGATAACAGTCAGTAAGCACCATTAAAACGGATGCCTACTTTTGTGTTAGCAACAAGGCTACATTACTGCTTCGATTTAACATTTCGGTTAGCAGTTTTTTTATTTTGCCCACGCACCAAAGAAATAAGAACATCTTGAATGAATGTTTTTAAATCCTTTTTTTCTTGCAATGCAAGTGATTCAAGTTCCCATCTAATATCATCGGGTATGTCAATATTCTTTTTCATTATTCATTTATTAAAAAATTAGTAACCCAAAATTGAGAGCCTATTTTATAACCTGATTTAAAAGGCTCAATAACTTCACATTTAACTTGCTGTTCGGTTGCTGTAATTATTTCACAAATACACCCATTAGCAACAACCTTCATTCTTAATAAAGGAAACAGGGCTTTTATTTCACCCTGCTTCATTTTTTTATCTATGTCCATTATCTTGCTGTTAAGGTGTATTTGTATTTTGTGTCAGCAATGATTTCTACTTCTGATTTACCCATTTTAATCAGTTTCTTTGCGATGTCTTTATTTTCCAACCTTGCACCATCTTTATCGAAAATGTCCTGTGCAATAGCAAATAAATCCATCGGTCTGATTTGTTTAACATCTCTTTCAGTCGAAAAAAATGTAATCCCTAATTTTTTGTAAGTTGTTTTCATTTTATTTATGTTTTAAATTCTCTGTAAATATACATCATATATTTCGTGTATGCAAGAAAAAAGTGATTTATTTTTAAATTATTTTCTAATTAACTGATATTCAAACCCACGCAAAAATAAAAAAACTGCTTTTAGTGTTTCAAATGTATTTTTCTGCTAAATTTACGCCCAGTTGCTAACACGTGCTTAGTTCAATAAAAGCCGAATTAACATTGTAGCATTGAATGATGGTTAGTGGTCGGCTTTTACTGCACCAAGCACCATACGTTATCATATTGTTTGTATTAATTGATTGTAGTATTCTCGTGCTAACTCTATTTTCTCTTGTATTTGCCATATCACCGTTTCGTCACGTTCTACTTTAAATACTTTGATTCGTCTTTCGTTATGTATGTGGTCGAAGTTATGCTTCTTTTGTACGAACTCCCGAACCTCAACGTCTTCTTCTATTTTTTGCAGTCGCCAGTGTTCACGCCTTACTTCGTCTTCTACTATTTCAAAAGGTGTATTCATTAAGCAATAACAAAGTAACGATTCCGTTTTACCCGTTAAATACATATAACCCTGTAACTGGTAGTAGTAGTCTTTGTTAGGTATTTCGCTATCAAAAAACGGAAACGTAGTAGCGTCCCAAGAACATTTTACATCTAAAAGTATTTCTTTCGTGTTTACGTCAGGCACACCCGTTATATAGTCGTTTTCAAAGCGTTCTTCGTTCTTGTAAATAAAGCCTAATTCTAACACTTCGTTGACAAAACTTATAGCTTCGTCTTCTACTTGATTTCCTTTGTCCGTATACCTGCTCCAGAATTCTTTGCGTATTCCGTAGGTGTGTTCTAAAACAAGTTCTTGAATGTAAGTCTTAGCAGTCTGCGAAAGGCTCTCCCCTTTACTGCGGGGAGTAGCCATTAGTTTACCTATTTGTGATGCGCGTATTTTCATAACTTAGTTATTGTTGCAAGTTGGGATGCGTCTAAGTCAAACTTTTCTATAAGTTGGTCTATGTCATATTCACCGTTCTTAATTGCTTCAATAGCTTTAGAAAAACGTACATCGTCAATTTTATTTTTCTTTTGTTTAGGTTCGTGTTTTTCTACCTTTACTTGTTCGCCTCCAGCATCCGTGTCTTTGTCCGTTACAAGTCCTAAAGCAGAACTTAACGCATACCTACGAAAGTATGTTACACCACTACCAAAAGACTGAAAGTCATTCATACCTTTTAACTGAACGTAAGGTATTAACGTACTGCTTTCTAAACTTTCACCGCTTTCAACGTGAAAAAGTATTGTTACTAAGTAGTGACGTTCTTCGTTAGTATTGATTAACTGCGTAAAGCCTAATCCGTGTTTTTGTAATAACGGGTTAATCACTTCAAAGATTTTCGGTAAGTCAGCGTATGAATACCCGTAACCTTGTGTTGCCTTGTGTACTACTGGCACTTCTTGTTGGAACGATGCCAACGCTTTAAATAAATGTTTCATAATAAATGGTTTTAATTATAGACAAATATAATCATTATATTTTAATATACATCTATTTTTGGAAAAATTCATTCAATGGTAGTAATATTCCTTTACTGCTATTAGCGTCACCGCCTAAAACATCGTTAGTAGTCTTTAGGTATTTACGGCAAAGGCTTCTTAGTTCGTCTTTTTCTACCATTACAAAGTGTTTTTCGCTTAACCAATAACAATAGTAGTCAGCTTCGCTTGTAGCTATTCCTGAAGGCTTATTACGGCTTTCGTATTCTACGAATATATTGCCAGTTTCTAAGCACTTAAAATCGCGTTTTACTTCAATCTTTTTACCGAGCATTTCATATAGTTGGGTTTCGTATGATAGTCCTATTTCAAGGTCGTACTTAAAGTCGCTGTTGTGTTTCATATTCTTTTACTTTTTTCTTGTAGGTTTCTATTATTTCTTTTAGTTCCTGAATTGTAAACTTTCGTGTTTTGTTAGCTTCGGCTTCTAATTTTGTTAGTTCGTCTTCGCCTATTTTCTTAATTAAGTTAGTACGGTAGTTTATTAGATTACCACTCAGAAACGTATTGCAATGTTCACATTGTAAGTTTACATTCCTTTCGTCAAATCTTACGTTGTAGTGATTATTTGCGTTTAGATAGTGTCCCGCGTTTTCTTTTTTAGGTGGTTTTCCGCAGCTACAACATACGTTGCCTTTGTCCCTTAGTCTTATATACTTGTTAAATATTTGTTGGGCTATTTTTAGGTAGTCTTGTAAAGTCATTAGGTCATCTTTCATTTTAGCTTTCGTCTTTTTCCAAGTTTTAACCTTAGCTTCTTCTACGAAAACACGAACACACGCGTCTTTAAAGCAGTACTTTTGTAAGAACTTTACAGGTTCAAATGTTTCTTTGCAGTTTTTACACCTCATAAATTTAGGTTTTTAAGTATTTTATAAAGCACATTTACAACTATTGAATTACCTGCTTGTTTATATGCTTGACTATCGGAAACATTCCAAGTAAAACTATCAGGAAAATCCATAAGCCTAAAACATTCTCTTGGAGTTAATCTGCGTATTTTAAATCCATCCCATAATCTTGTTGTGTTGTGATGAGGCTCTGTTAATGTAGGTGCATTGTCTTGCACTTTTCTATTGTAAGTGTCTATTGCTTTTATTTCACCTTTATTTAATTCGTTTTTTTCTATTGTTTCATTAAGTCTTTTGCATTTTGTTTTAATAACTGTTGCGCTTCTTCCTCCTTTATAATAAGAAGAATCAATACAATAGGCTATTTCTTTTGGTTTTTCAATAAAGTGTTTTCCCCAACCAGTTTCATTACTTCTTTTAAGATAATCTATTTTTTTTTGTGTAACAAAATATTTTTCATTTACATTTTCTTCAAGTAAATATTTTAATTTTTTTATTAAA